CTCGGAGGAGTCGAGTTCTTGATCGCTGATCGAGCCGCCGCTTTGATGCAGGGCCTGCAAACGCTGCGTGATCTGTTGCGTGAACGGCGTCGGCTGACCATCGGGACCGAAGGCATAAGGCGATTGCTGTAGCGTCTGGATCGCTGCTTGCAGGCGCTGCTCCGGCCTGATCTGGCGCAGGAACGGGATAGACTGCAAGATGGTTTGGTTTTGACCGGCGAAGAGGTAGGTCGCTGTCTCTTGATCTTGCAGCATCATGCCTTCAAGCTGCTCAGCTTCATCGAGCAAGCCGCGTTGCAGATACTCATTGCGCGCCGCAGCGAGTTGCTGACGACGCTGCACGAACTCAGGCGGCGCAAGACGCATCGCCGCTTCGCCAAGGTCGAAGTTTGAATACTCGGTCGGCGGCGCGGTGGCTGCACCGGGCGCGGCGCCTGCGGCGCTGGGCGCGCCTTCTGGCGCAGAAGCGGCGGCGTCGGGCGTCTGTTGTGCGGGATAAAAAGGCGCGCTCGGATCGGGCATCCAGCCCATCGTGCCAGACTCAGTTTGCCCATACATGAACGTCTCGGCCTGATCCGGGGTCGGGCCGACGAGGATTGTATCTCCAGGCTGCCAGGGTTGCCCTTGAGAGTTTGTACGCGGGATGTCGTTCATCGAGCCGTAGAAGCCTGACGGACGCCGCGCCCCTTGCTGCTTGCTGTAATCCTTCTGCGCATCCGGCAGCGAGCCTTGCGGCTGCGGCGCGCCAGCAAGTTGCGGAGGGGCGGCGGTCGGCGGCTGGCCTGCTGATTTACCGACCCCAAACGGGGTCGCCAGCCTCTCCGGCCCCATCGGTTGGTTCGGCTGTGCAGCGCCCGGCAATTGCGGCATCTGCGGCGTGGCGGCAGGCATCGGCTGCGGTGCGGCTTGCGGCGCTTGCGGCTGCGTTTGGAAGTGACGACCGGCAGCGATGTTTGCTGCATAGCGATTGAGGTAATCGAAGTGATCGAACTCGCCGCGCTCCAGTGCGTAAGCCGCGCCAGCGTCGCCGCCTTCGTTGGCGGCGCGACGACCAGCTTCAAACACGTTGCGGCGACGCTGGCGTCGCTCGCCGTCAGCGTAGCCGCGACGCCACATTTCGCCGTAGTCGTAGAAAGGCATTAGATTCTCTTCTTGATGGTGCCGGACTGGCTAGTCACTGGCGACCTTGGAGGATTAAAGCCGAAGGCATTGCTGATGGTCTTGGCGGCTGGACGCCAGTTCATGCCGTTGTTCATCTGCCCGAAGGCGCCGCTGAGTGCGTTGCCAACAGCGGATGCGCCCGAAGCGATGGCGCCTTGCATATCCTGGCCGCGCTGCTGATAGATCGCTGATAGCGCATTGCCCTGGTTGGCGAAGGCATTGGCGATGCCGGTGCCTTGGCCGATGCGAACGTTGGCGATGCCGGAGCGGGCGGCGTCGCCGCGATCAACGTAACCCTTGAGGCCCGTCTTGTGCGCCTCGCGCCCGAGCATCGAAAGCTCAAAGGCTTGTTCACCAGCGGCGCGCTGCGCCTTGCCGGAATTGATCGCTCCGCCTTTGCCGAGAGCGGCGTTGGACGACTTCAGCGCCTCAAACGCCTTGTTGGTGTTGTAGGCGGCGTCGGTGCTGTAGTGCGAGCCGTCATAGGATTGGTTGTAGTCCGCGAGATTTTGCGGCGTGCCGATATTGTACGCGCCCTTCAAGAGATTATTGGGCGCAATCGAGTCATCGACCATCGGCTGCAATTGCGCCACGCCTTGGTTGGCGCCTTCGGTCAGATACTTGATTTGCTGGTCGGTGGCGTACTTGGTCGCGTCTGCGGATGTCTTTGCGGCATCGCGTGCGGCGCTGGCCTGCGACCTGGCCGCCGACAAGCCAAAGATGCCTCCGATGATGTCACCTACGCACATAGGTGAAAATTCTAAACGGGAAGCCGTTTATGCTGGCCTCGCCGCGCCATTCAAAGCCGCAACGCTCAATAAAGCGATGGTGCATCAGGTTTCGAGCATCGACGGCGTTGTGCAGTTCGCCGTATTTGCCACCCCAAGCGCGCACCCAGCGCGGCACATGGTGAAGCGTGAACTTGGCGGCTTTGGCGATGTCGTCGGCGCACAGCATCCAGGGGCTAGCGCCGTAACTGGTCTTTTGCGCACCGAGGATGGCGAGAGTCCGGCCTGAAGCCTCCTCGATCAGTGAGCGCGCGTCTCCCGGCTGGAGTAACGTCCAATACAGTCGAGCGTCGATCTCTCTCACGCCCGCTGCTTCGCATTCGCGCCGGTCTTCAGGGCGCAGACGCTCGATCAGGGAAGGGACGTGCTCGGGCCGGGCGCGGCGGAAGCTATATTTAGGCAGGCAACTGGCTCAGTTGCATGCGGATGGCCGAGATCGCCATGTCGATCTGGCCTGCGCGCGGGTCGTCGTCACTCATTTGCGCGCGCATCTCGGTCAATTGCTGAAGCTGCTCGATCATCGCCATCTGGCGCGGCATCGGACGCGGCGAGCGCTCGGCTTGACGGGATTCACGGATCGCTTGCGCCAGTGCTGCACGAAGCGCACGAGCGCCGCCGCGCATGCCGCCAAGGGCTGCACCCGCCGAAAAGCCAGCAGCACCACCGCCCAATCCGCCAGCGACAGCGCCCATGCCTGCATTGGCCATTGCGTCATCGTCAGAGGTTGCGTCGTAACCGGCAGCGCCGCCGCCCATGATCGAGCCGCCAAGCATGCCAAGCGCTGAGCCGCGCCCAGCGAGCCCGCCAGGGAGCATCTCATCGTTGACGCCGCCGCGAACGCCGCGCGCGGTTTGCTCTCCGATGTTGCCCATCGCCTCGCGCAGGTAGCGCATGAACGTAGAAGAGGGAACTTCTGACACTACGATTGCTCCAAGGCGTCGTTTATAGCACGGCGCTGCGCGTCGCGGGACGCGACAGTAGAAATGGCGGTCGCTGCACCGCCTGTGACGAGATAGGGCAGGAGGATGCTGAGAAGGTCTGGGTCGTAGCGGCGCGTGCGCTTGGTTCCCAGCATCTCGTCGCGGGCCTTCTCGGCCTGACGTAGGCGCTTGCGCAACGCGAGCGGGGCGCGGCGCGTTATGCCTGGGCGGGCAGTGGGGGAGCGGGCGATAAACAGGGTCGTGTTGACCGTGCCTTCAGTGACGCCCAGGCGCTTGGCGATGGTGCTATTTGAGATCGGGCGTCCAGCGCGGATGCTTGCCTCAAGCATCTCAATGATGCGGTTCAGTTGCACGCCCCCAGGCGGCCCCGCAGCGCCGCCGCCGCGATTGCCGGAGCCTGAGGTTCTGTCGCGAACCGGAACGCCAAGCTTGCGGGCGCGATTAAGCAGCACGCCGAGGGAATTGGCCGATCCGTAGCCGGTTGCGTTGAGGATTTCATCGGTGCTGTAGCGGAAGCTGCCATCCGGCTTCATGGCGTTGGCCATGATAATCATCTGGGCCTTGGAAGGTGAGTCGATCCAGGGGTGGCTGCCCATGACCTCGCGCCAGCGCGCCGGATCATCCGGCAGAGAGGCGAGAAAATCCTCGTCCGTTCCCGATATGGGCTCGGTTCGTGCTACTCGTTGTTTATTGACAGACAATCCCGCCGCTCTGCGCATGCGCGCCGGATCGAACGGAGCGCCGCCAAAAAGCGGCATGTCGTCGCCGCGCGTGGGGGCATCCCGCGTCGGCATCCATGCACCAGAGAGACCAGCCGCGACGCCATCTGAATCGCCATCGCGGCCAGCGGCGATAATGCCATCCATCGTCGGAATTTCGTCGCCGCGCATGCGCTGGCGCGATTCCTCCATGAGCCTGCGGCGGATGATTGTGCGACGATCTGGAGGACTGGCGAGGGGCTCGATAGGTGCGCGGTTTACCTCAGCCTCGTAGGCGAGACCGTTTCTGCGCGCATCGAGAAGTTCGTCATCGAGGCCGAAGTCGTTGCTGCGCGCCTCCGGGGCAGAGCGCGGTGTCGCCACAGGCTCGCCATGAAGCATGCCGCGCAGAGCGTTGCGCCCGTAGGTGCGCAGGCCGCCGACGCTGGCGCGTAGGCCGTAGCCACCCAGCGCGCCCAGCATCGCGCCGCCGACTGCGCCTTGCGCCGGATCGTCGCTCTGCGTTGCGCCGCCATAAGCGCCGAGTGCTGCGCCGCCAACAGGCAGCGCCGAGCGCTCAAGCGCCTGCATCAACGCGCGACGTAAGACTGCCTGCATCATCGCGCCACCCTGAACTCAGTGTCGCCCCAGCGGTCGAAGTTCATCACTTGCTCGTAAAGCGTGGCGGCGCGCTCAGCGACCTTCTGCGTCGTTGGCGTGTTCAGTTGGTAGTCTTCAGCCAAGCGTGCAGCGAGGCAGACAACAACGGCTTCGATGAACTCCTCGGGGATGTCGATGTCCTGACTTCCGTCCGTGACCTTTTCCCAGGAGCGCTCGTAGCTCACCTTCAGCGTTTGCGCGCCGCTGGCGAAGGTTGGGATCGGCCAGAGCGTGATCGTGGTCGAGGTGCGCTGCTTGTTCAGCACATAGATTTTAGGCTCGCCCGTGCTGGTCTTGTAGATGAAGCGATCCCAGTCTTGGTGATCCCATTCAGTGAGTGGTATGCGTTCGGCGCCATCAACCAACCAACGCGCATTGTAGACCAAGCGCGGGCGCGGGGAGAGGGTGTAGGTCTGTGTGCCGGTGATGAGCGTTACGGTTTGCTCGGCGCGCGTCCACAGGTTCGGGCCCTCGGTAGACCACGTCGCCAGCATCTGGTTCAGCACTTCGATGGCGTCGCTCATCTCGTCAGCAGACGCAGTGAAGCCTTGACCCAGGATGCCGATCTTCTTCAGCGCCTGCGTCACCGCTTGTGAGGCGGTCAAGCTTTTGTCGATGATGCCAGAGAGGGCCATTCGTCAGTATGCCTTCCAGCGGATTCCTGGCGTATTCGACGTGACCCCGCCCATGCCGCCATAGCGAGGCTGCCTTTGCGGTCTCGCAGGCTGACGCCAGCCGGGCGGGCGCCAGTCAACAGTTTGCATCGGCTTGTTTGACGACATTATCGGCATGCCCATTGAGGGCGCGCGCGGTTTAGCGCCGCCCAGCGCCTGCTGGAGCGGTGAGTTTGCATTCTGCACAAGCCCCGGCGCGAAGGCGTTTTGCTGAGCGTAGCGGCGAAGGTAGTTCATTCCTGCGACTCCTCGCGTGGCCGGTAGCTGTATTCATTGAGCCAGTTTGGATTGAGCCATTGCGGCTGGTCGCTCGACGCAAAAGAATCAAACCGCTCGCGCATTTCGCTGCGAAGATCGTTGTGGGCCAGCGCGCGACCGGCTGGGGCCGATGCAATTTCGATTTCTTTGTCCCGCAAAAGTCGCCGAAGCTCGCGAACAAGACGGCGCTGCTCTTGTATTTCGCGACGAGTCGGCTCGACGGCATCGTTGATGCTGTCTTGGTAAGAGAGGCCCTGACGACCAAGCTCAAGCCCAGCGACGATTGAGGAGGGGATCATCGCCATTGCAATCGGGCGATCTGTTAGCATCGCGCCGCTGACTTCTCGGAGGTCTTCGTGCAACGGACCCCTCCAGCCGCTGCGCGACCTCGGGCGATTAAACACGAGCGAGTTGCGCACACGCGCGCGCGCAGCTTGGCGAGGCCCGGAGCCAAAGATAAAGCGAGCGACGCCCCTCATAGATCATCACCCGTGACTGGATCGTTGTCGTCAGCAAACACAGGCGTTGGATCGAGGCGCGCGTTCTTGACCGGCGCACCTTCGCTTGCAGAGATGACAGGCGGCGTCAGGAAGGGCGGGCGCGGGTCGAAGCAATCGCTGCACACAAACAGGCCGCTCCATTCTGTGCGGCACTCGTAGTGACGGACGCGGAAGCCGCATCTGTCGCACGCTGCCCAGGGTCCGCTATTGCTCATCGTAGAAGTTTAGGCGAGGGCCGCGTTCTGCGGCCCTCAACCCAGCCGGGGCTTATCGCTCCATCAAGATTTCGATGAAGTCGATGGAGAGCGTGTCGGCGTTGCCGTCACCAGCTTGCACCGCAATGCCAACGGCGATCTCTTCATCGTCGGGCATGTTGGTAGTGACAGTGATGTCTGTGCCGGTCGGCACGCCATCAACGAACGCGGTGAAGGTGGACTTGCCGTCGTAGTAAAGCTCCAGGGTCTCGTAAGTGTCGGCCACCATGTTGCCGAGCGAAATGGTCGAGGCCGCGCCATCCTTGCGCACCTGCGCCACAAGCGCCGCTGCGCCGTCTGCTTTGTAGAAGAAGACGCCGTCAGAGGGGAGGGTTGCAAGCGGCGAGGTGTCGGTGATGTAGAGGCCGACGATAGCGTCGCTCTCCGTGACCTCCGAGAGCTTGAACTTCGTCCTGATCCACGCCTTGCGACCAACAGCGAAGCGGAAGGTCTCTTGCGGGTTTTGGATCGCGTTTAGGTCATTGTCGGTGCCGGTGTTGGTCAGCGCCAGGATGCCGCCGTGACCGGCGACAATGGCCTGCGTTGCGCCAGCTTGAGATTCAGTGACCGTCCAATCGCCAGCGGTGAAGACGTGGAAGTCGTTGAAGTAGCGAACGTAGCGAGCCGGGTCAGGCTGCGGGTAAAACTGCCCCATGCCTGCGTTGCCTTGGGCATGGTCATTGAACCCGTTTGGATAACGGACAGGTGTAGTCATTGCGAAGCGCTCCTTAGAGCGCCCCCGGAATTGGGGGCGCTTCGCGAGAGGCAGCTTGCCAGCGACGTGTGGATAAAGATTTAATGCAGCGGCGATCTTGCAGTCGGCCAGCTACTGTACTAGATACAGTTTCTAGGCAGGAGACTGGACATGGCGAAGAAGACCGAAACCCAAAAGAAGCCGCGCGCAGCAGCCCTGCGCATGACGCCCAATCCGACGCTAAAGCGCGATCTGGAGCTTTCGCTGGCGCTCAGCAATGAAGCCAAGATGGTCGATGACCTAGGCAAGCTCAACGCCCGCATCGCCAAACTGGAAAAGGAAGCTGACGCGCTCAAGGCGACGCTCAAGGCCACCGGCAAGGACCGTATCGACGGCACGCGCTATTACGCGGTGATCGCCGAGCGCACGACCAAGCGCCTCAACAGCGCCAAGGCCAAGAGCTTCTTGACCATCGACCAGATCATCGCCTGTACCGACGAAAGCACGTCGGTCGCGATTTCGCTCTACGATCTTTGAGGGAGGCAGTTATGACCACCATCGACGTTGCCGAGAAGATCGGCCATCAGTTTTGCAGCCTCGATCCCGCCCAAGGCAAGAGGCTCGCGGGTCTCGCGGTTCTGATCGCGCACACCGCCCAGCCACCCGGCCTGTACCGGCGCGAAGCCGTCTGCGACTGGCTGCTGATCGAGGAAATTCGGAAGATCATAGAGGAGACTGAGTAATGACCGCGATGCCAAACCCAGAGGAATACTCCAGCTTGTCCAAGCGCGAGCAGCGCACCTGCTTCGGCCTCGCATGGTTCGCCGACGAAGCCCAGGCGGAAACTTACGGCAAAGCCGTCGCGAAGGCGGGAATGACTGTCAATGGCGGGCTCTATGACGGGATGCGTTGCGGGCGGGCCTCGCAGTTCGATTACACGCTCGATGGCGTGCAGCTTTATGCGGTCATGGATTGAAATAAGAAACCCCCAGCGGGCCTGAGGTCCGCTGGGGGTTTCACCCGCCAGGATAGAGGAGTGACGCCCGAAAACCCTGACGGGTCGATGGCGTTATAGCGCGAGTCGGAGGCCGACCGAAACCTCGTCGGTCTCAACGTCGATGTCGCCGATGAAATCAGCGTCGAGGCTGGCGTCGGTGTGGCGATACTGAAACTCACCGATCATCCGCTCATTGAGGCGATAGGCGAAGCCCGCAGCGTAGTGCCAGCCGTCGCCGCTAGCGTCGATACCGGAGCCAAAGATCGAGGCGTCAGCGGTGATGTAGTTCAGGCCGACGCCGCCATAGACTGAGGCGTTCTCGCCAACCGGCAGATCGAGGTAGCCAGTCAGGGTGTAGTTGAGCGCATCGGCGTCGATGACGCCAGCGAAGCCGGTGTCGAGGCGCGTGACGCCGCCTTCAACGCGCACCGGGCCGACGCTGGTGCCGAGCGCTGCGCCATAGGTCAGACCCTCATCAAGCTCGAAACTCTCAATGGCGGGCTCCGCCTGACCGATTGTCGCCTTGACGTACCAGTCGCGCGCCTCGGCGTTACCGGCAAGAGCGGCTGGCGCGAGGAGGGCTGTCGCCAGCGCCGTTTGTAGAATGAGTTTCATGGAGGATACCCCTGAGCTTTCAAGAGCCGCCAGGGGTGGGGGGATTTGGTTAAGAAAACCTAACCTAGCGGTTTGGACCGGCGAGGTAACGCAAGACGGCCATCAGCGCCTTCATCACCCCTAGCGCGAGCAGGAGGACGAGAACGCCCTGGAAGAACGTGACCCAGTTGCTGACTTGGTCGGCCTCGCGGAGCGCTGCACCAACCGCGCCTGAGATCGTGCCGTCGCTCATATCTCTCGATCCTCCTGCCCGGCTAGTAATCGAGACAGGATAGCCGTCAGGGCGACGCCAGCCAAGACATCGTCGCTCTTGCGGCGGCGGTAGCGAAACTCAGCACCGATTCCGCGCAGGGCGTTTGGGCGCGCGACTGTCGTCGTCGCATTGGGACTGATCGGCCTTTCTGCGCGCATGGCGGCCAATCGCGGATCGTCGCGGCCAGGATCGTCAATGATCCCGCGTGCTCGCAATTGACGCGGCCTGTCTTCGTAAAAGAACTGGGAGACGCGCTGATTGAGCCCCGCGTCAGCCCCCGGCATCGGGTCTCCCCATCGGGCGCCGCCCATGTCGATCTCAAGGTTTGTGTCTGTATCCCCCATCCTTGGCGATGGGCGGATGTAAAACTCCTCGATGCCGGGCTCGTTGATCCGCCAGCCCTCAAGCGCGCGGATGACCTTCGCGCGCGATCCTCGTGAGCGAAATGTCGGCGTATTGCCGTTGCTTGGCCGGGTGACAAGGAACTGCGGCTCGCCCCTTACCATGCGCACCTCGACCTTGAGGCCGGGCAGCAGGTCTGGGTTATCGAGCAATTGCTCCGCAGTCACCACCGGCATTCGCTGATCGGATCGCGCATAGAGGCGCGCCGTGTTCGGGTCGTCGGTCAGGAACGCGACATTGCGCGGCCTTGCGTAGGCGGGGTTTTCACTCGCCACCTCGCGCGTCGGGAACCTCGCTTCACCGGACGGGCGGGCCGTTAGGCGCCCAGAGCGCCTTGTGCCATGCAGCCAGCGCTCATCATCATCGCCCCAGAGAAGGCGACGCATAACGTCGCTTTCATCGGCAGTATAGCGCCGACCAGCAGCGCCTTCTTCGATCTGGCGTGCAAATCGAGCAATCTGGCGAAGGGCTGCAATACGGCTCATGCTCGCAAGAGCTTAGCAGATGGAGCGGGCGAGGGGGATCGAACCCCTGGCCTTCACGTTGGAAGCGTGTTGCTCTACCGCTGAGCTACGCCCGCACATGCCCTGGACGAGCCGGTGGGAATTGAACCCACAACGGCGGATTTGCAATCCGCAGCCTCACCATTCGGCCTCGGCTCGATACTGGCTGGCCCGGTAGGGGTCGAACCTACGACCGTCGCCTTAACAGGGCGCTGCTCTACCACTGAGCTACGGACCATTGGGGATGAGGGCTGGATTTGAACCAGCGACCACCGGATTATGAGTCCGGCGCTCTACCGCTGAGCTACCTCATCGAGAGCGCGGGGAATAAAAGAGGCCCCGACCTTTTTCAAGATCGGGGCCTGTAGTCGTTGGTTCAGTAGGGAAGAAGGAGCCGGGGGAAAGAAGGAAAGACCCGGCTCCTGCTCACTCTGGAAGGCAATGGTTAAGATTTCCTTAGCCAGCGCCTTGCGTGCCCCAGAGGGCGCGCCAGTCAGACCAGCCGACCGAGAAGCGCATCGTGCTCTTGGCGCGAGCGTTCTCAGTGCCCCAGTCTTCGTCCTTGTTGAAGTCCATCTTGCGACGCTCAAAGAGCTTCAGGCCCTTGTCGCCGCCGATGTCCACCGTCAAGAACCACGCATCGGGATCGCTGAGATACGGCGATACGAGCGGGGCGCCAGCCAACATGCCAAGCGACTTGATCGCGTTGACATCGTTATTGCCGGTGCCGGGGCGCAGCGTCGAGTTCAGGTAACGCTCGGCGTTGAAAATCTCGTTGACCGGGATCACGAGCTTCTTCGGCGTCGCCTGAATGCGCAGGCCGCGCGCGTTCTTCATGTTGATGATGTCCTTCACCGCATCCTCAAGCGAGGCTTCGGAGAGGTCAGCGTCAACTGTCGGACGGTTGGCTTGGTTGCCGCTGCGCGTGACGTGAGCCGTCGAGCACAGAGCAACGCCGTCGCCGCCAACATACGAGCCGCTGAAGGCGCGGTTCATGATGTTCCAGCAAACGGTTTCCTTCGTCTTGCGCATCGAGAAGGCGAGAGCGCGAGCACGAGCGCGCGAAAGCGCGTCGTACTGGCTGTCTTCCATCTCTTCGCGCGTGACGATGTAGCCAAGCGCATAGGACTTGTGCGTGAAGGACGACTTGATGCCTTCGCGCGCTTCGTCATAGGTGATCGAGGCGCCTTCAGCCTTCTCTGGTGCTAGACCAAATTGGGTTGATTCAGCGATGATCTCCATGTGCTTGCTCGACGTGTTGACATCGAACAATTCCTTGTAGGTTTCGGGCTGCTCCTTGTAGGCGAGACCGAACCATTCAAAAACACCCGGCCACAGTGCATCCGGGTGGGCTGAACGGGTAATAACTGCCATTGTTCAGTCCTCCTATTAGACGCCAGCCGAGCCAGGGCGATAGGAGTGCATGTTGATCTTGACGATCACATCCACGCCGGTCGCGTTGATCTCGTTGTCGGGACGACCTGCCGGGAAGCCCATCACGAGCAACTGATCGGTCGCCGTGGTGGCGAGTTCAGATGCGTCGAGTTGGAAGCCCGAGAGGCCAGTGTAAGTGTTGCCGGAAGCAGCAACGATCTGGCAGGTGTTGCCGACGTTGGTGACAGCAACTGCTGCGTCTGCTTTGACTACGAAGAGTTGATCCGGGTCGTCAGCCACCAGAAGGCGGTAGCTGGTCGAGGCCGGGCCGTACTTGTAGGCCGGGATCGGTTCGTAAGGGACGATGCCCACAACGACGCCGGTGATGTAATCGCTGGTGACTGCCGTGCCGACCGTGGCGCGGATCACCGTGGGATAGCCGTCAGCATCAGCCGAACCCGCCAGAACCACAGGATCGCCGACATACAGCGCAGTGCCGTCGCCGGAATCGTGTGCGTATTGACGGACGCGGCCAACATAACCGTTACCCAGAACATCAACCGGGACGAAACCGAAAGCCTGTGTAGAGTTAGGCATTGGGATTGCTCCGAGAGAGGGTTAGAGTTTGTTGTTGGCGTCGCGCGGCGTGTAGACGTGGGATTCACCCGCATCTAAGCCAGCGCCATCGTTAGGTCCGTTCAAGACCTTCTTGCCGAGTTCAGCGGCTTGCATCTCTGCGTCGAGACGCTTCTGATTTGCGGAGTGGTCTTCGTTGAACCAGTCCTTGTATTTGCGCATCAGCCGCGTGGTCAGCGGCAGGCGGTTTTGAGCCACGTCAGCGTGGCGTTCTGCGGGAAGGCCGCCGACTTCATCCGGCGCAACCAATTCCCAGTCCTGGCGCTCAAGCAAGTCGATGCGCCCAGGTTGATCGACCACCCAGCGATACTGAAATTGCTCGCGGTCGAGATATTGTTCGTCAATGTGCAGCCGCTTTACGACACCATTGTCGTTAGGGTCGCGGCGGCGACGGCGTTGTTTGTCTTCGACCGCGCGTGCAACGCGGCCACGAGTAGCGCGCGGCGCTTCAGTCGATGACATTGTCTTGGTCTCCAGAATAGATTTTTGCGAACTTCACGATGTCGCCCTTGAAGGCGCCGGACTTCTTCTGCGCTTGAAACACCGAGCGGGCTTCAGGCGGCAGGCTGTTCCAGGCTTTCGCTTCCGGCGTCGCCATGCGCGCTTGATTGGGCTGGCGCGAACCAGACTGCATCACGGGCGCAGCGCGGCGTTGCGGGGCTGGTTGTTGATAGAGGTGCGCCTCTTGCTTCGGCACGAAGCGTCCGGTCGCTGGGTCTTTGACCGGCGTCTCGCGCTCAGCGGTTTCGCCATCGACATCCCACGGCGCAGGCTGGTTTTCAGCTTGCGGCGCTTGGCGTTGCGGCGCTTGACGTTGCTGGCCTTGGCCCTTGGCGAAGTATTGCGGAAACTCATCGCGCAACGCGGCTTTGACGGCGCGGATTTGCTCGGACTTCGGCGCGCCTGCATCGGCGTAGTCTTGCGCGACAGAGAAGGCGTAGGCGTAGGCGTCTTCGTCTTGAACGACCCACGGATGCTCCTTGAGGAAGCGACCGACGATGGGGTCGCTCAGCATCTCTTGGGCTTGCGCCTCGTAATTGACCGGCGCTTCTTTTTGGAATTTGCGGTCGAGGAGGGCTTCGGCTTGACGTTGCTCGTCAATCAACTCCTCCCAGCGCTCCTCATCACCGACCTTGGCGGCTTCCTTCTTGGCGCGCTCGTAATAAGCGGTCAGTTCAGCGCGGTGGCGCTGCTCCTGTTCGCTCATCATCTGGTTGGCGGTGCGCTCCAAGCGATCAAGTCGCGCTTGGTATTCGTCGGCGCGCTGATTGGCGGCGCGCACATGGCGCGAGGCGTCGCGCTGACGATTGTAGGTGGAGCGGAGATAGGTTTCCGCATCGACGTGGGTGGACTTGTCGCCCTTCCACTGGTCTGCTGGCTTCCAGCCCATCTCTTGGGCTAGCTTTTCTACGTCTGTCAGTTCAGGCGCTTCGTTGGCCTCTACCTCGGTCTCAAGACCTCCGGTTTCGTTTTGCGGCGCTTCAACCGCATCACCTTCAAGCGCCCACTCTTGTTCGTGGGCAGTGCTCATGTTTGTGCTCGCAACGTCCTAAGGCGCCGCGTTCAGAGCGGCTGGATCGTGCAAGAATACGAGAGCGTTAAGTGTCGCTGGATTCAGCGGAGCGTTGGTTGGCGAGTTGCGAAGCCAACGCTAGCGCTAAGGCAGCGAGCATGTCCTTCTTGTGGCTCCGGCGTCGGTTGAACATGGCGTGGCGAGAGCGAAGCTGACCGTCTTCCATCGCCATGCGGGAAATCTCAGACTCGGGCCCCTCGACCTCGTTCTTGTAGCGAACGGTTGATATGCCGTGGCGGCGCAAGACATCGCGAAAGCGTGTCGGCCAATCGGGCATGCCACCAGCATAAGCTGCCTCTTCAAGCTCGCGAGCGATCTGACGGTCACTGACCCCGTGGCGCTTTAAGGTGGCGACGACATCACCGGGATTGGCCCACCAGCCCGCATCGCCCATCTCAAACTCAGCGCCCGTGCGCATGTAAAGCGGCATAACATAGCCGCCGTTATCGCGACCATGCTGCTTGTCCACTAAGCGATGATTTGCGGTCTCGGGCAGGGAGGCGGTGTGGTTGCCCATCTCGGCGCTCTCGCCCATGACATAGCCGTCGCGCGACGGAATTGGATCACGGAAGGCGCGGAAGGGTTGGTTACTGTCTGCGCTTGTAAACGGACGCGCTGGCGGCGCTCCGTCCGGCCACGGCTGCGTATATCCGCTGGCGTGATATTGCGGCAGGTAATAGCCCTGCTCTAAGCGGCGCTGCTGACGCGCCTCGGGTGAGGTGTCCAAGCCTTCAACAATGGCGCGTCGATAATTGATGTCGTAACCGCGATCACGCATCTCGCGCAGCAGTGCGCGCATCATTGGGCGGAGAAGGGGCGCGGCTGCAACCATCCCGCTATTCTAAACGCTCAGCCGAGCGTGCGGGCTCGTTCCTCAAACGCCTCCTGCACCCATTCTGGCTCGCGGCCATAGATGAGAGCGAGGTAGTCGCGTGCGGCAGACTCAGTCCGGTGCTGCGTGGCACGGAAGGGATGATGCGGCGGCAGCTTCAGGATCGTGGTGTAGATCAGCGCGATCTTGATGTCGTCAGGCGACGAGCGCTCGATGTGGCCGAGCACTTGCTCTAAAATTCTGCTCACCGCGTCGCCCCTTGTTCGGCAGCAAGCTTGCGTGAGGCGTGCGGCTGGCAGAGCGGCGCATTGTTGCGCATAGCGGCTTTAGCGCGCTCAAACTTGCTGGCCCGAAACTTTATCGCACCGTAGTCGCGGCATGATTTGCCAGCGCCTTCGCCGCAGGTCGGGCATTTGACGATGAGAGGGTTGCTCAAAACACTTGCCCCTTGGCGATCAGCAGAGCTTCCTGCATGCGCAAATCGCGCGCCAGCATCTGCACCAGCATCTGGTCGGCGTTGCGGTTCAAGCGATTGATCTCGACCTGGGCCGGAGGCATGAACTGCTCCTCAACGAAGGCCCAAAGCTCCTGCTCGCGCACTTTGAAGCCTTGCTCGCGCGCGATGATGCTGGCGATGTTGAAGAGGCGATCCTTAGCCGTCAGCGGCGTCTCGATATAGCCGTCAGGTGGTGACGTGATCGGTTGCGCTGCTGGCTTGGATTTGGATGCGCCGCGTGGGGCGGATGGTTTCTTCGCCAAGGCTCTGTCCTCTTGCGATACTCAGGAGTTCGGCGCGGGCCTCGGCTTCAGCGGCGGAGGCGGCGGCAATTTCAGCGGGGATTTCATCGAGACGCCGAGAGAGGGCGCGGACTTCCGCCTGCAACGCAAAAACGCTCTCCGCCGCCGCACGATAGCGCGCGACAGCAGAGAGGAGAGGGAATGCGTTTGCAAGCGGCTCGCTCATCGCGCCAGTTTGACTTGCACTAGCTCAGGCGGCTCAGCCTTGGCCCAGGCTTTCTCGATCCGCCTGCCGCCGATGTCCTTGTCCTTGACGGCCATGTAGGTGCGGCCATCAGCGCCGACGATGTACGCGCCAGCGGGATAGCGTTTGGTGTAGACCAAATCGCCCTTCTTGTAGCCGGGCGACTTGCCGAGCGCCTCCCAGTCAGCCGAGCGAAACGCTGTAGGCGAGAAGTCGATGATGCGAGCCAGGACGGAAGCCCCAGCCTCGTCGGCCTTGGTGCTTTCAGCAAAGATGATGCCGCCCGCCGTCTTATCCTCCGGCTCAGCCTGGAGAATGATGACATCGAAATCCCACCCAGGCTCGTAACCGAAGTTACAGTCCTTGAGTTCAGGGATCGGCTTGTAGCGCTGAATCGTCGTCACGGGCTTAGAACTCCTCGGCGAACGTGTAGCGCTCGGTGTCGTAGTTGAGATGGACGCCGTTGCCGATGTGCAGAATCTGAGCAATCATCCGGCGCTCATAGTCCGATGGCATGTCCTGAAACTCAGTCACCGTGATGTAGCCAAACGTAATCAGTGGCGCAGGCGGCATATACCGGCAAAGCTCCTTGATTGGGCGCAGCGAGAGATCGGCGGGTGCGCGCGGGATCGTCACTGGCCGCTCGATCAGCCAGCGGATGTCGCCGGGCGGCGGGTCGTTGGCTGGCGGCAAGCGGAGGGCCATAGCGGCGGTTTTGCCCGATTGGCGCGGTGCGCTGCGAATGCGCTCGCGCGTCAGATCGAAATCGCTAATCATTGTCAGAGACGTGCCTGGAGGGCGCCAGATGTCAACCAGCCTGCCGCCGATGCTGGCGGCTTGGCCAGCTTTGAGCAGCATCTCCAGCGCCGTAATGTCAGCATCCTTGGCCTCATCGACCCAGGCAAAAAGCTCGGTTTGCTCGCCCTCTTGCTTACCCTGCATTGCCAGTCTCCTCTTTGACGAACGTGGTGACGCGCAGGCGAGGGCGGTTGGCCCGCTCGTCGCGCTTCACCCACTTGACCCAAACCTCAGGCTCCACAGGCGGAAGCCCCATGCGATTGGCCTTGCCGATGACGGCGTTGCCGCTCTTGCCGATGGCCTTGGCGATGTCTCGTGCAGGCGCAAGCCCCCAGAGCGCCCGCAACATGGCGATCTGCTCGTCAGACCAAGGCGGGCTCTTGAAGTTCCTGATACGATTTGCGCCCGTCACTGGCGGCCTCCGTGCGTGGGTGTCGTCCATACACCATTCAGATCGAGTTGAAGCTCCCCCGATTCGTGCAGGTTGACCACGTTCTCGTAGCTCAGTTCGTCGCCGGTCAGCTTCATGATGCCGAGAAACGCGCCGCGCACCAGACCCATGTCGTAGGGGCTGGTCTCGTTGCCGAAGAAGAAGCGCGAGAGAAACGCCTCCTGCTGGTCCTCGGCGGCTTGCTCGAATGCCTCCAGCACCCAGCGCGTGACCGGCGAGGAGCGCCAAATCTCAAACTCGTCTTTGTCGATCACGGATTTCCCCTTTGAGCTTGGCGACGGTGACGTAGATCGAGCGGAGCGAGGAAGGCGCCATACCCCGGCGCGCACGCTCGGCGTTGATCTCTTGGTGGATGGCGCGGACCTTCCAGCCCAGCGCCAGGAGCTTCTTGGCAATCGGGCGGTTGACGGCAAGATAGCCGCGCTGACCGCACGCAATGGCGCGGGCGCGCTCGGCCAGCTTCGGATCGAAGCCGTCGAGGTCGCCATCGCGCAGTCGCTGCATGATGCCGTGGAGCGTCTGGGGGTTGGTGTAGGGCGTCATAAACGTCAGCCGGGCCACGTCGCCCGGCGCAAGCTTGCCGTCTTGGTTTTGCGAGGCTAGCTGCTCAGCCGCCTCCAATACACGCACCCAGGCCCTGACGACATACTCGCCCTGGCGGAGGGCGCTCACGCCTTGACCCAGGGCCAGCGCTTCTTAGCAATGCGGAAGCCGACGACGCCAAGCGCCAACGCTACAGCGAGGAAAATCACGATCTCGGTCATGCCAGTCTCCAAATCCGATCCTGGCCTTGCCGCGCTCGCGTGGCCAGGGACGCGGGTGTTAGCGCTTGCGGGCGAGGAAAAGACCCGAAGGGCGGCGCGTGGTCAGGCTGCGGCTGATTGGGTTAAAAAATCGTTGCTGGTCTTGCACCCAGGGTGATGCTGTATTATATACAGCTTCTAGGCAGGAGATTGAGCCATGTTGTGCGACGCAGACTTTCGGAAGCAGATGGAAGAGATCGGCCCCGAGTGCGATTTTGATCAGCTTCGCTGGAGCGCCATGCGGGCGCAAGATCGGGCCGATGAGCTTCGTCACGAGTACGAAGCCGCCTGCTACGACCGTGGGCTAATGGAGTATCGCGGCCCCCTCTGCGGCGGCACGGTCAAGGACTGCATCCGTTTCGACGCCGACGACGAAATCCCGTTCTGAGGAGACTGGAAATGACCGACGAAAACGAGTTCTCCGTCTATCAGTTCTTTACGGACGGCCAGTATGAGCGCGTGCGCCAGAACGTCTCCGATGAAGAGGCGGTGCTGGCGGCGCGCCACTATACGACCTCAGTCGCTGCGCGCGTCATGGGCATTGTCGAGCGCGTCATCATCACGGACGGCGGCGACTTCACCGTGTTTGAATGGAAGAAAGGCGAGGGTGTCACGTTCCCGCCCGAAGCGAGGGGCAGGCGTTAAGCCGCCAGTAGCAACGCAATCGCTTCCTCGTCGTCGTCATTGGCGGCGATGAGGGCTTGCGCCTTAGCTGCTGCGGCTACGCTCTTAGCGCGGCGCTCGATGGCCAGCACGAGTGCGGTCTCGGTGAGTTTCGCTTCTTCAGCGATCCGCGCCTGGGCTGCGTCTGTTGACGGCGCGACTGCGGCAGCGCCATAGACCGACTGCACCCAAGCGAGCATCTCCTCCAGGCGTCCGGCGCTGAGGGAGCCAGCAAGACGAACGACGCCGGAGTGGCCGGAGGAGGCGGGCGTTGCATCCTCTAGCGTGCCGCTGAAGCTCGATGAGCCAGCGAAGCTACCCGACAGCGAGCCAATGATCGCGCCGCCGCCGCTGTCGCGGAAATACTGACCGAAATAGTCCTCAGGCCAGTAGGGGGTCTTGAAGTGGCTCATCAGTCGAGGTCGTAACTTATGGCGGTGCGGTTGCCATCATTGTCCACGGTCGCGGTGATGCGGGACACATCGTCAGCAACAGCGCTGGCGAAGGTGATCGTGGTGGTGCCGCCGCCTGAGACCTTGCCGCCAGTGGCCGCTGCAATGAGCCGCAGAGCCTGCCTGAGCGTGAGGCCGGTCTCGATGTCCTCTTCATCCAAGAGGTAGGTGGAGAAGCCCGAGGCTTCCAGCGTAATCGGCTGCGCGAACGAGCCTGACAGCGAGCCCGTCGCGTAGCGCGTGGCGGTGAAGCTGGCGGAGGCAGAGAACGACCCGCTCATGTGGCCCTTGGCCGTGACAGCGCCAGAGAATGACGCCACGCCCGCTGTGGCTCCGCTCGCAGCAAGAGCCGCAATGACGTTGCCGGTGAAGCTGCCTGCGCCTGCAAACGAGCCTGAACCCGAGACAACAAGCTGACCCGTCGCAGCGAACGTCGCAGCGCCCGAGAAAGACGCAGCGATGTTGCGGCCCTCAGCAAGAGCGCCTGTCCATGCGCCGACGCCATTGGCGGCGCTGTGCGACGAAAGACGCCCCGCCGTGACCGGCATGAGGTAGCCGGTCGATCCGTAACCGTCAGGGATCGACGTTAGCTCAAGTGCGTTGGTTGATCCTTCAGCCAGCGCGAAGTTGCGGCGCGCGCCCGTTCCGCCCCAGTTACCCGGAAGCTGAGGCAAGAACTGCCCGATACCCGAAGCGACAGACGTGGAGTTGCCGCCGAAGAAGCGACCCGGCGACTTAGAAGCTAGCGAGTAGTTGCCGAGAAGCGCCATGCATCACGACCAGCCGAAATCGAGGTGGCCATAAAACGCGCTGTTGTTCGGGATGGCTGCGCCCGCGTAGCAGAGCCAGCCCAGGCACGCGCCATCAAACACGCGCGGCATAGACGGAAGCTGGTTCACCAGATCGCGCTCCGCTGCAACGCCGAGCGTCGTCATCGGCAGCGTCAGCAGCGGCTTGGCGAAGACCATGTTGTAGACGCCGGTCGTGACGCCAGCCGAGCCGAGGATGATGTTGGTCACTTCCCGCACGCCGCTGTCGCCGCCAGCGAGCGGCATGAACGGGCCGAACTTGCCTGAGCCGGTGCCGCTATACGGAACGGTCAGCAGGGGCGCGACGGCGGTGTTCGTCGGCAGCGCCGGAGAGCTTGGCGTGGTGCGTGAGCCGGTGCCAGCTTGGTTGGTGTAGGTAAGCTGAAACGTGCCGGTGCCCGCCGTGCCCGCCGTGGACGCGACCAACAGCGGCATGACGCCCGCGCCGTCCGTGTAGCGAGGGTGGCGCACGAACATCGTGTTGGTGCCTGAGCCCGCATCGGTAAACGCGATGGCCGTGCTCGCAATGGCGTTTTGCAGCGTTGTGGCGAGGCGAGAGGTGGTCGCGCTGACGCGGATCGTCCAGTAGGTCGTGGCAGCAACGAGGCCAGTCGGAAGCGCGCCTGTCGTCGTGAAGCGAACTGGCGTGTAGGTGTCGTAGTCTGCCGCCGTGGTCATCAACAGGCCCGACGAAGACGAGAATGTCACCGCCTCGGTGTTGACGAAGGTCTTGGTGCCAGCCGTCGAGATCGTGGCGTTGGTGAGCGTTGCGTAAGAAAGGAAATCACAGAGCATGAACACGGCAGGCATC